TATGGTATGTCCTGAGTGCTACTCATACGAAAGTTGCTAATATGTCTATTCAATTTAGAACAAGATCACAAACAGTAGTAGATTATTCAAGATTCGTAAATGGTAATGGTTCAGAGCCATCAGGATGTTGCTATGTTTATGATGCAGAAACTAATAGTGTTACAAATAGTTCCAAAACTGTTTCAGAATGCAATCAACTAAATGGTTATTTCTTGAATGGAACTTGCGACAATAATATAACAATAACACCATCTACTAAAGGTTGCTGCTGTGCTTGTAAGAATTTTCCAGAGACTGGCAGTTATTTAAAGAACACAACTTTTTGTGAATGTCAAGACATAAGTGGATTGTGGACTTCTGGTTCTTGTCCAGAGTCAGAAACACCGGAGGCGTTAGAGTTTTTATGCATATCTGCTCCGCCAAAAAGAATAGATCATAGAAAAACAAGAGCATGCTGTCATCCCGAATTCACCACAGATGGAGTAATTGCAACATGTACTGATGTTTGCACAGAAAAAGAATGTGCAGAAAAAGCAATATATCCGTACAGTGCAACTTTCTATAAGAATGGAAGAAAGTGTTTTGAAACCGTTGGAGATGCTTCTCCCGCAATAAATGAATGTTCGTTGAATACCACATTTAATGGTAAAGTCGTAAATTCTTGCGTAAATGGTACAAACATATATTCTTGGTCTTTGTCTGGATTTGTCAATCAGACAAACAAATTTTGGTACGACTCCAGACTACCCGGTAAGTTTATAAAAGCAAGCACGATGAACACATTTTGGCTGGAGTCTGGTTCAAATTATAATATCATATTAGGACCAACCACAGTCAAGACTACAATATCTTCGGAAAATGAAATAAAAGCAAATCAAAGCACTGACATTAAAAAGATTTGTCCCGGTGGATATTCTTTGAACTATGATTTGGACGAATCGGATAGATGGTTTGATGGATATTTTGCCATAATAGATTCTAATGATATTCCAGTTTATTATGCTTCTCCGATTTTCAAAGAATCGTTTAATCCTGAGTTTTCACCAATTCCATCAATGAATCAAATCGTTCCAGCAATTGATTTGATTGCAACTAGAACTTTTAGCGCATTTATTGATGAAAGTAATACTATAAAAATATTTGGTAGATTCTTTGATGGAGATATAAATGAGTATCGTGTTCTAACGGTAACAGATAAACTCAAAAAACTATATCAACACAATGTTGAAGTTCTTCCAAAGACAACAACAAGCACTTTTTATAGCCTTTCAACTGTTGGATTTGTTGGTCAGAAACTTGATGGTAAATTTGAGTATTACTCACCATTTGTTTCTCAATCTGCTGAATTACAACAAATAAGAAACATGATTCGTAGTATGCCACCAAAAGATTATGTTCAAGCATCTTTGGGAGCATACACATTCTGCGGTATAGATTCCGAGGGAACGATGACATGCGTTTCTTTGAATTCTGAAATTGAAGTACCACTTGATAAGAAGTTCAAATTCGTCACTTGCAGTAATCAAAATCAACAAACATCTGCCTCCGGTGGAGATCCAATGAAGGATTTCTGCTATGCAGTTGATACCGGAAACCGAATAGTAAGACTCTCTTCAACCGATGAATACTTTGATCTCGAAACAGAACCAAAATATTCAACGACTGATGTAAGAAGTATTTCTTGCTATTATGGACACTGTGATATTGTTGTTCAGCCAGATCCAGCAATCTGCAATAGTCAAATGGTTGGAAGTTGTTGCACTTGCACCGATGGTGTAATTAATTGTGCAACCACGACTCAAGGAGAATGCCTTGGTCTATTTACAAGCGGAGGAATCTGCTGTGGCGATAATCCAACGGATAATTGCACTAGTTGCAGTGAAATAGTAAATCTGTGTGGCGATAACTCTTCTGAATTTTTACGAATTACACAATCACAAACCGATCTACCAGTAGATGAATTAACTTACTACAAAGATGGTTTATATGTCGGTATCTTTGAGCCTGGTGTTCCAGTTAATGTATCCGGTTCAACTGTTCGTGGTAACCAAATAACTGGTGTTGGAAGTGAATACAAACCAAAGGTGGTAGGTTATGGCACAACAACAAAGAAATGGGCTATAATCGTTTCACCAACAGAATATGAATTCGATACTATAAATGATGCAACAGAATTTATAGAAACTATTCAAGCATCCTTGTACGACGGACGATGGAATACTTATGGAGATTTAGATAACTATTTTGGAATTCAATCTAAATCAATGGAAACGCTAAGAAAAGATTCTCGTCTTTCTGGTTGGTATTTGCCATCAAAGAATGAATTAGAGTTTATAAACTACAAGATGAATCATGGCTTTATGATTCCAGAACTATTTAAATCATTTGAAAATGACATATATTTGTCATCTACTCCGTATTTTGAATACAAGTCGGATAGCGTTTATAATATCGATGTACAAAACTTTGGAGGAACTGGTTTCATGTACGGACAAAGTTTCAACAAGTTAGATTACGGATCTATATACTTAGTACCTAGAACTAAAAAGGTAAATGTCAGATTGATAAAGAGAATTGAATTGGAGTAATTAAATTATGGGTGACTGTCCATCTTGTTCTAATAATGCAAATCCAACAGAATTTCGCGTAGTAGAAGTCTCAGATAAGAACATCATTTCCAAGAAAATTGGGATGATTCAAAGTTTTGCCATGTCTTTGACTTCTCGTGGTCTTAATGAAAAGAGAATTAATAGAGCCACTAAACAACTAAGAGTGTTGAGTTGTTTTGGTGATAAGCACATGGGAGGAGTACTACCCCCATGCGAGCATCTAAAACACAGCAAAACCGAAGGGCAGTACTACTGCGGTGGTTGTGGTTGTGGTGATAAACCCGGAACATGGTTAGTTTCAAATGGTACAGAGTACAGCAAGTTGGACTATCCAAAGTTGAATTGTCCAATTACCATGCCTGGTTTTACAAACTATGCACCAAGCAAACCAGATGAATCAATTTCTCCTATTACTAGAAAGTATTTTATTGAGAACATCAATTTCGAGGATCTTAATAAGATGCCAGTAACTCTACCCGATATGCCAGAAGCAATGCGTAAGGCTATGGAAGAAAGAGAAAAGAACCAATCTCAGCAACCAAAACCAAATCAGTAACTGGTAATTTGCCATAAATATCCTTGAGGAGAATTTATGGCAGCACCAAATTCAAGACAATCACTCATAGAGTATTGCTTAAGACAACTAGGGGCACCTGTTGTTGATATCTATGTCGATTGGCAGCAATGCGAAGATCGACTAGACGATGCACTTCAATATTTTCTAGAAAGACATTTCGACGGAGTAGAGAAGGCATACTTTATGTACCCTGTCACTCAGTCTGACATTGACAATGAATACATCAATACAGATAACTTAGGACCAGTCAATGGATTTGGTGGTGATGGACCAACTGGACAAGATATCGTTAGTATTGTTAAATTATTCCAGTTTGGACCATTCAGCAATATTAACATGTTTGATATCCGGTATCAGATGGCATTAACCGATTACTTTGGTATCAATACTAACCTGATGTCGAGCAGAAACATGGGTTTGGCACAATATGACAGCACTAAGCGTTATATAAACATGATACAAGATCTTTTCCAACCAGAAAAGACAGTACGGTTCAGCAAAGTTACAAATAAACTTCATGTGGAAATGAATTGGAAACAAGAATTGCAACCAGGCTCAAATCTTTGCATTGAGGCATATGTTGCACTTAATCCCGAAAAATTCACTGAAATCTACAATGATCGTCTGCTAAAGAAATACTTAACAGCACTCATAAAGAGACAATGGGGTATGAACATGTCAAAGTTCGGTGGAGTTCAACTTCCCGGTGGAGTTACTTTGCGTGGTCCAGAAATCGTAGCAGAAGCAAACAATGAAGTTATGCTTATAGAACAACAAGTTCAACTTGAATACGAACTTCCAATCAACTTTATGACGGGCTAATTAAATGGCAAGAAATCCCTACTTCAAAGACTATTCGGGTGAACAGAATGTCATCGAAGATCTCTCTATAGAGATCATAAAAACGATGGGTAGGGATATGCTTTATATTCCACGCGAGCAATACGATCAACATGTTGAATTCGGTGAAGCCCAATATAAATTTACAAAATCATTTCCACTAGAAATGTATATTGCGTCTGTTGCTGGCTTTGAAGGTGAAGGAGATATTATTTCTAAGTTTGGTTTGGAAGTTAGAGACAAAGTAACACTTGTAGTTTCGAAGAAACGATTCAATCAAGAAATTGTAGAAAGATACGATGGAATCACCCGACCAAGAGAAGGTGATTTGATCTATTTTCCTCTTTCTAAAGGTTTATTTGAAATCAATTTCGTGGAACACGAAAATCCGTTTTATCAAGCAGGAAAATTATACACATATACACTAGTTTGTGAACTCACTACATTGGATGATGATGAGTTTACAACTGGTGATACTGATATTGATTCGGTTGTCACAGAAACAAGAACACCCGTATATCAATTGTCATTCACATCTAATATAGCAGGAAATACCGCATCCTTCTATGATGGTGAAGTTGTTTATCAAGTGAGTGGTCTAACTGGTACAACTGCTGCGTATTCTTTGGCTACAGCACAGGCAAAAAATTTCAAATTCTATCCTTCAACAAAGAAGATGGAAATATTTGGAATTACCGGAACTTTTGTATACGGTGGGCAACAAACAATACGAGGAAAAGATTCAGGTGCCGAGTACTATGTTAGTGGCATAACAGGCACAAATATAATTGTCCCAATCACTTTGAATTCTGCCGCGGCTGGTGATAATGAAAGTATAAAGGATGATGGTGATACTCTAAAGATTTATGACTTCACTGACATTGATCCATTCTCCGAAGGAATATACTAATGTTTCAATACTTTTATAACGAAACCTTAAGAAAACTAACACTAGCATTTGGTGGTTTATTTGATGAGATTTTTGTTGCAAAACAAACATCAGGTGGTTTAACCGAAAAAATAAGAGTTCCACTAACTTATTCTGGTAAAGAAAAATTCATCAGAAGACTAACCGAGGCAAGTTCAATTTCAAGCAATGTTAAAATAGAAACACTATTGCCAAAATTAGCATTTGAACTGACTACTTTGCAATATGATCCTAACCGAAAAGTTAATAAACTAAACAAGAAGTTTAAAAACTCAAACAACAATGCATATCAGTCATTTGCGGAAGTTCCATATAATGTTCAATTTAGCCTATATGCATTTACTAGAAATGTAGATGATAATTTGCAAATAATGGAACAAATCCTTCCATATTTTTCTCCAGAATTCATAGTGACATTAAAATTAAACAATCTTGATACTTCAATAGATGTTCCTATTTTATTGAATTCTACAACTATAACTGATTCATATGAAGGTGATATGTCATCTAGAAGAGCAGTAATTTCTACACTTAATTTTACAGCCAAAGCACATGTGTTTGGTTATATCAAAGAAGGTCTATCTGGAATTATTAAAGAAGCAGATATCAATATTATCGAGGATAACACATTATGAGTGACGAAGTTCCTAAAGTATTCGATGCAATATCAGAAACACTTGGTGTAGATTTTCAAAGAGAACCAAAGCAGATAACAGTAAAGCCAGTATCAGAAGAAGTTCAACAAAAACGAATGGATTCTGATTTTGAATACGCCAGACAAAATCTAAAAGAGTTAATTGAAAAAGGCAAATCTAGTCTGGAAAATGCTATTTCTTTAGCCGATAGTTTAGATTCACCAAGAGGATTTGAAGTTGTATCAAACTTCGCAAAGCAACTTGCTGAAATGAATAAAGACTTAATGGGTCTTCATCAGCAAAAGAAAGAAATTGAAAAAGAAAAAATCACTGTTAATAATAACACAACAAATGCCATATATGTTGGTTCGACAAGTGATCTGCAAGACTTAGTAAATCAAGGTCGTAGCAGAAGAAAGGCATTAGGTAATGGGGAAGAACAACAGCAGTAAAAGTTACCTCGGAAATCCCAACCTAAAGGGACCCGGAGTAAAAATTGAATTCACAAAAGAACAAGTCGAAGAATATGTGAAGTGTGCAAACGATCCAGTTTACTTCACAAAGAACTACATCAAGATTGTAACTCTAGATAAAGGTCTTGTACCTTTCGAGTTATACGATTATCAAGAAGACATCATCGATAAGATTCATAACAATCGTTATGTGATTGCTAAACTGCCTCGTCAGTCTGGTAAATCAACAACGGTTATTGCCTATATTCTTCATTACATCTTGTTCAATCAAAACATGAGCGTAGCAATTCTTGCTAACAAGCAATCCACAGCACGCGAAATGTTATCTCGTTTAAAATTGGCTTACGAGTATTTACCAAAATGGTTGCAACAAGGTATTCTGGAATGGAACAAAGGATCTATTCAACTAGAGAATGGTTCTAAGATCCTAGCATCTTCCACATCAGCATCTGCTGTTCGTGGTGGATCTTTTAACCTTCTATTTCTTGACGAGTTTGCATTCGTTCCACAAAACATTGCAGAAGAGTTCTTTAGTTCCGTATTCCCAACCATTACCTCTGGTTTGAGTACAAAGGTATTGCTGATCTCTACACCAAATGGTCTAAACATGTTCTACAAACTCTGGAAGGGTGCTACAAAGAAACCCGGAGAGCCAGGTAAGAATGAATATGTTCCCATAGAAGTTCACTGGTCGCAAGTTCCATCCACTGCTGGTGGTAAACTCCGCGATCAAAAGTGGAAAGAGGAGATGATCAAACAGACATCGGAAAAACAATTCGAGTCTGAGTTTGAATGTAACTTTTTAGGATCTTCTAACACATTAATATCTACTTCAAAATTAAATGCTCTTACTTGGAACGAACCAATTTATAAGTCAAAAGATGGATTGGTTGTATTCG